GAACTAAGGTATATTCAAATAAGAAGACAACATTAAATAAATTGAGGGATCTATGAGTAGGACAAAAACCAAAAAACGTACTAGCAAATTTGACACTGATTTAGTTAGCAATTCTATAGTCAGCAAATACGGAGATGTCGTAAGAAGCGGGACGGAAGTTCTAGAAGCTATTAATAGCTTACAAGTAGTAGGAGTGTCTCCCGCATTGGACATAGCCTTGGGTGGCGGTTTAAGGGAGGGTTCTGTTGTAGTGATGACCGGAGATCCTAAATCTGGAAAAACTACAACGGCCCTTCATTTTGCTTCTAAGTGTCAAGCTAAAAGTAAGAGGGTTATATATGTCAATACTGAAGGTAGACTATCACGCCAAAACTTTGATGGCATTAAAGGTTTACAATCTGACAATATACTTGTAGTAGAATCGACAGATGACAAAATTCTATCAGCAGAAGACTTTTTAAACATCATCGAATACTACATAAATAATGATCCGGGTTGTCTTATTATTGCAGACTCTTTATCTAATATGGTTCCTCAAGTAGAACTAGATGGTGAAGTTAGAACTGGTGTGCGTAACGCATTACCAAGATTACTCTCTATGTTCTTTAAGCGAATTAGTGGTACGTTGATGAAAAATAAAACAATTCTTATCGCCGTCACTCACAACATCGCAAACACTGGAGGTTCTCCATATTCTCCATCTAAGATGGCAGACTGTGGCAATATGTTGCAGTATCAAGCTGGTACAAACATGGTCATTACACATCGAGGGAAATGGCAAGTTCCAAAAGATTCTGGACCTCACGTTGGTCAGATAGCTAATTGGAATATTAAAACTTCGTGTGCTGGAGGTATACCCAATAGCACAGCAGAGAGTTGGATTAGATACGGGGTCGGTATAGATGAGACACAAGAAGTTGTGCAGATCGCTTGTGAGTTTAGACTTATTAAAACTGCGGGTGCTTGGTACACAATACAGTGTGCTATTGATAACTTAGAAGATCCAGTAATACAAAAACTATTAAAAGATAATAATATTTCAGAAAAACCAGACGACATAGAAAGATTTTTTAAATTCCAAGGCGCTAATAATACACTTGAGTTTTTAAATGACAATCCAGACATGTCTCAGTTTATCTATGATAAAATTAAAGAGTTGTTCTAATGGAATTCTATAACAGTACAGCTAATGATGAGTGGATTATCAAGGACATATATCCAAATAAAAAGGATGGTGTTTTTGTAGAGGCTGGTGCGTGTGGGGGTTTGCGCGGCAGCTCCACTTACAATTTAGAACAGTTAGGTTGGACAGGTTTCTTGTTTGAACCCAATACTGAGTGGTATGAAAGATGCGTCAAGAGAAGACCTAATAGCAAAGTGTTTAATTATTGTTTAGGTTTTGACGAAGAAGTAGATTACATACAATTTGAACAGCGAGGAAGAAGCACAACCAAACCCTACAGTCATCACTTTAAATTAATGGAGACTATGCCATATACAATTCTAACTAAGAAGTCCGTTAATTTAAGTACCATAATTAAGGATTGTGAAATAGATTATTTAGCATTAGATACAAATGGAAATGAATACGACATATTAAAAACTGTACGAGGTTGTAATATAAATGTTATTTCAGTTGAGGCTACTCAAATCAATTTAGCAAACATAAGAAACTTATTGTATGACCAAGGTTTTGATGAAGTAACAAACCCATACAACAAATCAAAGAAAATAGTTGAATATTATTTCGTCAGGAAGTAGTAATGAATATTTATACAATATTAAATATATGTGCTGGCGTACTGCTGGCAAAACTCACGATAGGAATTATAAATGAAGGTTACAGGTTTAAATGGCAGAGAATACGCATGGAACTTAACAAGTTACAACGTAGATGCAAACGACAAAAGAAAGAGGTCGAAGTACCATGTAAGGGCAAGGAACGTTTTGAAACAAATTTTCCACTCTTACAGAATCTTAGAAGAAGTGAAGCTACCGGGAAGTACCCAAAGCCACCGAAAGGGTGTCCTTTTCCTAGATTTTTTGATCCCCCAAATTAGTTTAGCCGTAGAGGTTCATGGCAAGCAACACTATGAATACACGCCCTTCTTTCACAAGAACAAGGCAGAATTTGCTATAGCTCAAGCTAAAGACGAAGACAAAATAGCATGGTGCGAATTGAACAAAATTGATATAATAGTATTGAAGTATTCTGACACAGATGAAACATGGAGAGACCAAATTGAAAACGGCGAATGAACAATTGTCTGAATTGAGAGTGATGGTAGATGATTTTTTAAGTGCGAGTCATGCTAGGTTTAATAAAAAGTTCAGAGAGGATTGGCATAGATGTGCTAATGCTGGCAAAGATACTATAGACACTCTCACTAAAGACGAGCTATTCACTTGGGCTTATGAATTGTACAGTTTCTCTACGCATCTACAAGATGAATTAAACATGCAGAAGATTGCTCTCAATTGGTGCAACGACAAGCTAGATAAAATGATAGCTAAGAATTACGATCAATTCAGCCCCTACACTAAGCATGACATGCGTAGGCAATTGATTGTGATGAACGATGAATTTGCCAGAGCTGTAGATCATTATAGAGAAATTGCAGAGACTAGAATTCAGGCTATGGAGGGCAAGGTATATGAACTTAAACGTAAAGCAGATATTCTAATGGAAAAGGGGAAGAGATCATGAGTATGGATAATTTTGTACAAACCTTAACAGAAGAACAAAAGGCAGCTTTAATAAAAGCTTTATCTAGTGATGGATCGCCAGCTCCAGAAGTAGAATCTAGATGGCAGCACGAAGAACCAATCTCAGAAGCTGTTGATGGAGATTTCACCATGAACAAGAATAGAGAACAAGAAAATAAGAACAAGAGAAGACCAGTGCAGGGTGGAGCAAACACTTGGGAAGACACAGGTGAACACTCTGATGTATCTACCCCAGATGTAAAAAAGACTCCTAGAAACAGAAGACCCCCAAAGATGAAGGAAGTTAAATGTAACTCTTGTGGTAAAACTTTTAAATTAAATTCTTCTTTAGTACATGGAGAATATTACAGATGTGAAGCTTGCATAGGTAGGTAAATGGATCAAAAATTATCAGACATAGGATCAGAAAGAGCTGTACTCGCTGGGTTATTACAGTATGGCATTGACAGTTATATAGCTGTATCAGAATTATTGTCAGCAGATAGCTTCGTGCATGACAACAATAAGATGATATTTTCATGTATAGAACAAATTATTGATCAGGATCAGTCTCCAGACATACCAACATTACTATCATCTGCCAATTCTCTTGGTTTTGCAGAACAGATTAGTACCAAACAAGAACTAAACTATATTAATAGTCTGTATGAATTTCCTGTAAGTCAAGGAAACATATTTGGTTTTGCATTGCAATTAAAGAAGTTTGAATTTGCTAGAAAGATTAAGAAGCTAACCAAAAAGATACATCACGATATAGATGGAGTAGATGGCACTGAGAGTGTTAATGAAATCATACAGATACTAGAGAATCCTGTAACAGATTTCTTACGAGAAGATGATGGTGGAGAAAACCCAGAAAAAATTGGAGAAGGTGTAGAAGATTATGTACAATTTCTATCCGAAAATCAATGCGATATTATTGGTATACCCACGGGATTCTCAAGATACGATGAAGCCATTGGTGGTGGGCTTAGACGTAAATGCGTTGATCTTGTTTCAGCAAGACCCAAAGTTGGTAAATCGGTATTTGCTGATAACGTTGCCCTTAACGTATCATCTTTAGACATACCAGTTCTTGTGCTAGACACAGAAATGTCAAAAGAAGACCACCTGAATAGACTAATAGCAAGCATTAGTGGAGTACCTATTAATGAAATATCTACTGGTAAATTTGCAGAAGACTCAAACAAAGAAGAAAAAGTAAAAGAAGCTGTAGCTAAATTAGAATCTATACCTTATAGTTATATCAGTGTCGCAGGAAAACCTTTTGAGGGAATACTAAATCTTATTCGTCGCTGGGTGATGCAAGAAGTCAAGACTGACGATGAAGGAAAAACTAACGATTGTTTGATTATATATGATTATTTGAAGCTAATGTCTTCCTCTTCGATCACAAATAACATACAAGAATATCAAGCTTTAGGCTTTCAGATTACATCCCTGCATAACTTATGCGTTAAGCTAGACATACCTTGTCTATCCTTTGTGCAACTAAATCGAGATGGAATTACTAAAGAAAGCACAGATGCTGTTAGTGGATCTGATAGGCTCATTTGGCTTTGTACTTCTTTTAGTATTTTTAAATCTAAATCAACTGAAGAACTAGCAGAAGATGGGCCAAATGCTGGCAATAGAAAACTTGTCCCCATTGTGTCTAGACACGGAGCTGGCATGGATGATGGAGACTATATAAATATGAACATGATAGGCTCACACGCCAAGCTTTTAGAATTACAGACTAGAAATGAATTTAAAAACGCTCCAGTGGGTGATACTGGATTGGTAAAAAACATGGATAAAATAAAAGATGAACTTGAAACAACTGAAACAGAAACTGAATGACGAAGCCGAATTGGTCTTTGAGAAGTTGGGCATGGAATGCGAGTGCTTTGGGGGTAATATATACTCTACATGCCCTATACATGAAGATAGCGATAACCCAAGAGCTTTTTCTTTTTCGCCAGAAAAAGGCATATGGAAATGCTGGACTAGAGACTGCCAGCTAGAACACAACAACGATATATTTGGACTAATAGCAGGGGTTTTATCAGCTAGGTGTGGCGAAAATTTAGAATTTAAAGACGCACTACAA